TCACTTGCAAGAACTATTGGTAACTTTCTAGAAGGTACTGTAGAAGGAGCTACAACGCTTTCTGCTGGCGTTACAGAGCCACAAAATACTACAGAGACCATAGCTAGAAGCATGGGATCTTTATTTGGGTTTGTAGGGACATTTCCTATTGGCGGTGGAGTTTTAGCTACTGGTTTAAAAGTTGGATCAAAAGCACTTCGTGGTGCAAAAATATTACAAAAATCTACTAAAGCTAAAAAGCTTGCTGATTTTGGTGACAGAGCAGCCGCAAGTGTTTCTAAAGCAACTGGTGATAGAAACTTTGTACCTATTTTTAGTGTACCTAAATGGACAGCTACAAAAACAATGGAGTTTGTTGGTAAGCAAGCTAAAACCCAAGATTTAATTAATAGTTATAAATGGCTTCAGAAAGGAACTAGATCTGAAGCAATGATACATGAAGCTATAAATCTTGGTTTAATGAGTGGTATGTCTACATTAACTATAAACCCAAGCAATTGGAAAGAAACATACGATGATGCGTTTGGAGCAATTCTTTCTGGTGGTGCTATGGGTGCTACGTTTGGTGGTATTGGTAACTTTATTAAAATTAAAAATGCACTTAACTCTACTAATCCTTTTATAAGAAAAAATGGTGAAACAGTTGTTAAAGGTATGGTTGGTGCGGTTGCACAAGGTATGTTTATGCATGCTCAAACTCCTGACGATGTTGATATACCATTAGCAGAGCAAGTATATGAATATGCTCTTGGTGCGTATTTTGGTGCTAATGCACAATCAGGACTTAAAAGAGCCGTTGCAGGTAATCGAGACATAATTACAAAAGCTAGAGAAAAAGATGTTCCTATATCAGAGTTAGCTAAGGATAGAAATTTAAGTAAAGAAGTACAAACTGAATTAGAAAATTTAAAAACGCAAGAAGACGCTGCTAACAACATAATGAAATCTGTTTTGCAAGAACGTGGTGCTCCATTAGAATACAATCCTCAAGATTTTTATGATGCAAGCGTTACTGGCGGAACACATAAAGGTAAAGCTGGCAAAATAATAGCAGTTAATGAAAAAACAGGAAGAGCAACTCTTGACTTAGGTGATGGTAGAAATACTACTATAAAAGTAAACAATTTAGAATACAGAGAACCTGGAGAAGTTGATTATAAACCAGGAGAGTCTTTTATAGAAGATCATACGACTGCAGTATCTAATGTAATGGAGTTAATTGAAGCTAATAGACCTACTAATACTTACATAAACAAAAGTTTAGAAAATGCATCTTATGAAATACAAAAACAATTAAGAGATGCAGGAGCACCTTTAGACAGGTTAAGTATTCAAAGAAAAATTAAAGAAGCAGTTGCTGGTAAGTCTGATTACAATTGGAACTCAATGGTTGATTCTTTAAATGAAAAATTTTCTGATGTTGGAACTATATTAAATATTGGTGAAAAAAGTGTACTTAATAATCTTGGAAGAAATTTAAGAAAATTTGCTAAAAGTGAGCAGAATAAACAATCTGTTGATATGATACATCTTAATTTAAATAGCACAGGAATAGCTTTAGAACCATACGGACATTTAAATGCTAAAAATCAAGTAGTAGCTAATAAAAGAAGACATGTTGCTAAGTGGGTTGGTAAAAAATATACTAACACTGATCCTTTTACATACAATGAAATAGCAACAAGAGAAGGAATTATTGAAACAAATAAAGGCTTAAAGGGAATAGTTACAAAAATATTTAGAGAAAAAGATTTAGCTAACTCTAATTGGTTAAAAAATAAATTAACTAAAGATGAATTAAACGCTAGATACAAACACGTAAGAAAAACAAAAGACTTATATGACAGCAAGAAGTTTGTTCTTGGAGGTAATGGTGAAAAAGACACTATTATTTTTACCGATTTACAATTTCCAAGAACTCCTAGATCAAATGTAGTTAGAGCACCTGGAAATTATATTTTAAATGCTACTAAAGGACATCCAGAGTTAATTAAAACAATAAAAAATCAACAAAAAACTTTTACAAAATTATATAATTTATCACAAAAATCTCAAGCACAAGGAGAAAGAGAGTTAGGTAAAAAATATACTAATACAGAATATGCTTATCAAAATATGGTAGCTAGTAAAATAATGTGGATTGAAAATCTTAATCAAAAATCATTTAAAGAAATACTAGATGCTAATAAAAAAGCAGTAAAAGAAGGTAAGCGTAAACCTTATATAGATAATGCAATTGATTTAAATAAAAGATTTCCTGTAATGCATGCTAGTGAACCAGCTTGGGACAGAGCAGTTTATGAAGGTTTAAAAGATGTAGAAAATGGAAACTTAAAAGTAGTATTAGTTAATGCGTTAAATAAAAATTCTAAAGCAAGATATGAAAAAATTATAAGTAAGACTTTAGGTAAAGAACTAGACGCTCATAGAGATGGTATATATGTCCTTAGACGAGATATTTTTGATGCAGCTATACAAGATAACGGTTTACCTAAAAACGTTGCTAGTGGCAAAGGCACATTGTTAACTACAAATGGCAATAAAGGATTAATGTTAGGTAAGTATGCATATGTTAGAGCTACAGAAGCACTAGACGCTTCATTTAAAAAAGATGGTATTCATGGAGAATTATACGATACAAGTATAAAACAACTTGGTGAAAGAGAAATGTATGATGTATCTCTTAAAAAAGGTCAAAGTGTGTACACAAATAGTAAAGGAAAAGAGTTAGCTGGGTCTGTAATTGCTGAAGAAATACCTATTATTGACCACAGAATGAATCTTGGTGTTTACGAAAACCCCATAAGAAATCTTTCTAATGCTGTTAGTGCATTGCAAAGATGGGAATGGTCTTATTCTCCTTATATGAAAAAAGCTGGTGTAAGTCAGAAAGAAATAAAAGATTTTTTTAGAGAACTAACACAAGAAAATTTTGAAGGTAAAGAGTCAATAAATAAATTACTTCGTAAAGAAAGTAAGATAACTGAAGAAGAGTTAGCTAAAGTTAGAGAAGTAGATATTGATGATATGAATGTTGATTTGGTTATGAAAATAGCTAGCTCACATAAAGATAGTCCTTTGTATCGAACAATTTGGGACAAGCTACATAGAAGATTAAATGAAGTTCAGGACTTAGCTTCTGGAAATGATTTTGTTGACACAGAAGCATTAGACTATATGAACGAATTACTTAACGTTAGAAGTATGTCTGATAACATATTAAAAATGGCTCCTGATATTACACCATTAATAAATAATCATAAGTGGGTAAAAAATTATTCAAGTATGGTACTAAAAAATTATTTATTAAATAGGATAAATAAACCAAAAGAAAAATACAGTTCTAAACACATATTTTTACCTTATGATAGATACATGCAGACAAATAAACTAACTGCAGGGTTAAAACCAGGTGAAATAATAATGTACAAAGGTGCTGCTCAAGCAAAAGTAGAACTTAACGGCAAAGAAATGACTTTAGAAAAAGCATTGCAAATAGATCCTAATTTAGAACAAGTGTTATTGCGTGTACCTGCTGACAACATTAGTGGGCAAAGAGTTGTTAAAGTAAAAGTTGTTCTTAACGAACAAGGTACTGGTATTGTTGTGCATCCAGAAGACATGCATTTTATGGGTGGTGCAGATTTAGATATTGATAGTGGGTTTATGTATAGAAGCACACCTAAAAAATTTAGAGATGCTATTAAAAACTCAAAAGATGTAATGAAAGATGTAGATCCTACTGGACCTGAAGCAGTTGCTCAGTTTTCTAAAGGAGATATTGCAGGAATACCTACAAAAGAAATATTAAAAAACCCTGCATATATGCTCGATCCTTTTATATCAGAACAAATTGGTCACAATTCAAGAACAAACAATGTAAATCTTGGAATAGCTGTAAGCACTGGTCAAGGTTATGGAAGAATGTTAGACTATGTTTTAAATAATCCAGGTAAAGATTATAAAGCTTTTGGATTACCTAAAGAAATATTAGAAAATACAAAAAACTTTAAAGAAACTGTATTAAATATTAAATCAACAGGTGATGTAACAGAGTATATGAAAGAAGTGCAAAAAGCTGTAAACATGTATGCTGATGCTGGAAAATTTGGTTCTTTAATGTCTGGAAGTAGATTAAAAGAAAAGATGTTTTTAGACACTGGGGTTCTTGTTTCTGTTAAAGATAAAATAACAGGTGTTTCATTTGATTTAAGTTCTGAAATGTCTCAAAAAGTAATTGATAATCATACTGTATTTGGCAAATCTCAACAATTTAAACAATCATTAAATGGTGTTTATTTTGATAATGGTGTTCGTAAACAAATGACAATTGATCAAGCTAGGGAAGCTGCTCAAGATTATTTAGACGCACTTAAAACAAATAACATTGAACCTGACTCTATGCCAGGAGTTTTAACTGTTAAAGCTGAAAAGTTATTAAACTTTGAAAGTAATAATAATTTTATTGGAAATATTAATACAGAAAAATTAAACAAACTATACGCTGAAACAGTTGCCAGGTCTGAAAAAGATAAAATAATAACATCCTACAACAGAAGAGATCTGCAAGGAACTAAAGCAAAAAACATTAATACGTTTAAAGATTTTGTTTCAAGTGATATTGATTTTATAACTACAGTTAGAAAGCTTGAACAAACATATAAAAAAGCTAAAGAACAAATGACAGATGAGCAATTTAAAAGGATGCAAAATGATGTTCTTGACGCTGCTACAGAGCTTAGAGTTGAATGGCAATTAGAAAAATATTGGAACACTAACCGAAAAGTATTAGCAAACAAAGGTTCAGTTAAATTAGCAGATGCAATTAATAAATCTATTGAATTGCAAGCTCTTAATTTTAGAGCTGAGAGTCCCATTAAAGAACAATTATTTTATGACATGCTTACAAGTAATGTTGTTACTGGAGTAAATCAAAAGTCAGATATACTTAGAAACAAAATGAGAAACAAACTCTTAGCAAGTCCTGCATTAAAAGGACAAAATATTAGACCAGAATTAGAAAAATTTATGGATCAATTTACTGCAGATAAATTAGATGCTTTAACTAAAGATCCTTACAGTAAAAACAAATCTATTAATTTAGATTTAATGTATAGCGTAGACGCAATACCTCCAAAGTATTTAAAAAATCATTTTAAAATAAGACAACAAATAGAAGAATCTATACAGGGTTATACTGCACCTGTATTAGAAGTTCAAAAACAACGTAAACAACAAATACGTGAAAAAATAAGAGGTTATAATGAGGGTAAAGCCAGGCAAGAACTAATTGATAAAGTAAATAGCCAAGTGTCTAATAACGCAGAATTAAGAGAAATGCGTAGTGATTTAGAAGCTATATTAGATAGAGAACCTGAGCTTCTTGCTAAAATAGAACAAGCATTTCCTGCAATGTCTAATAGACCATATGCAACTAGTTTAATAGACAACGTGTACGGCAAAAGTTTAAAAGATGCTACAGCTGGAGATATACAAAATTTTATTAATTTTTTTAAAGAAAGAATGACAGCACAAGAATGGGTTTCTTATAAAAATAATGAACCTAAGTCTAAGAAATTATTTAATTCTGCTTATTGGTCTTTTCCTGAAACTATTGTAAATAGAGTAGGACCGTTTGATTTATCTTTTGTTCCAGTTGATGGACCTAGAAAAGTACTAGAAAATGGTAAACTTGTAGAAAAAAAAGATTTACTTGTTCCAGTATCTGGTTTTGAAAGACTTACAGTTGATAACAAAGCTGGTTCAGAAATAGTCACTGGTCTTACCGATCAATTAAACAATTTATTTTTAAAAGGAAGATTTGATTGGCTTCAGTCTATAAACGATCAAGGAATACAGCGTTTAGCTGTTGAAGCTGCTATTGGTAAACATGAAGGAGTTAATGCTAAAAAACATAAAACATATCAAGATGGATTAGATAAAAGTTTAAAAATATTAGAAAAAATTGGTAAACAAGAATACAGTGTTACACTTGATGGTAAAACTAAGCCTATAACTGGTGAAAAAATAGTTGATAGATTAGCTAAAGATATTCGTGAATCAGTAGAGTTTGTTAATAAAAATTTTTTACATACAGATGTTAGTTTTAGAAATTTTTTACTTGAAGGTAAAAGAGGTGAGCCAAGAATAAGAGAAGTAATAAGAAGAAGAATACAACCTATTTTAAGAGATTTTAATAAACGAGAATCATTACTAGAAGGTAGAATAGATAAGTCTATTAGCAATGACAACCTTTTTAAATTTATGGAATTATGGAAAAGAAGTGAACAAGTAAGAGAATACGATGGAAGAGTTATATTAAACAGAGATTTAAAAAATTTAGATCGTGCTGAATATGATAAGTGGTTAGAGAAAAATATTAATGAAATAGATGCAAAATACGGAGTTGGTGAAATTGGAGAAGGATATTTTCCACATAGAAATATTCCTAAAAAAATTGTAGATGAATATATAGAATCAAAAGCTGCAGAAAAAGGAGGGTTAGATGCCAATATAGAAAGTTATTTAAAATCAGAAATTAATCTTGGCAATTTAGGCAGAGCTGATGGTGGGGCTATGCAACCTTATAACAACATTATTTTACATCAAGGAGATAGAAGTCCAGCAAGATTAAAAATAAAAGATAAAACTGCACAAACTCTATCACCTAATCAACGTAGAAGATCGGCTAATTTACCTGAATATGAAAAAAATATAAATGTTTTATCGCAATACATGGGTCAAATATTAAAAGCTAGATATAATGCACTAATGGCTTTGTCAAATGCTGAAACAATTAGAACGTTTGAAAACGCAAAATATAAAGATGGTACGCCTGTTATGGGTAGTAAAGAAAACAGACAGCATTGGGGTAGGTTTATGAGAATGACTACTTTAAAAGATATTGGAGGTCAACATATTTTACCTGAACAGTGGTTAAATGATAAAGCGTTTCCAATGAATAAATTATATACAGGATTTACAGAAGGACAATTATATAAAAGATTAAACAAAATGGGTAAGTTTTTTGGTAAAGAAGAACTGTTCTTGCCAAAAGATAGAAATGGTAAAATTACTCCTGAAGCTCTTTCTGATAGGTTAAATTGGTTAAGTAATCTTGAGGCTAGAGTTAGTACGTCTACTTTGTTATTTAATACTAGAGGTTGGGTTTATAACATGTTTGGTGGTAATGCTAACTCGTTAATATCTGCTGGTTTTAACCCAATGAAAAAAGCTTATGATTATAATTATCTCAGGTCAATAATACCTGATCCTAATTTGAAAAAAGGACAACCTGATAATAGAGGTAAAGATTGGTTTTTAAATTGGGCTAAAGAACAAGGTGTTATAGAAACATTTTGGACATCAGAACTGTCAGCAAACAATTCTTTTAGAGCTATTAAAAATATGAAAGGATATCATTCTTTTAGAGATGAGTTAAGGATGGCTTCAGGTCTTAAAAAAGATACAAGAACTGATAAAAGAGATGTTATGGAAGTTCTTAAAAAGTATCAAATAGATCAAAAAGCTACTGATTTAGGTGGGTTTTTTATGAAACACGCTGAACAAGAACTAAGATTACGTTCTTTTTTAGCACATTATGTTAAAGCTAGAGAAGTTTTTGCTGCAAGGGGAGCAACGTTTACTGCTAATGATCCAGCTATATTAAAAATTGCGTTAGAAGGTACTGTTGGGAGCCAATATCTTTATAATAATGTATCAAGACCACTTGCAACAGCAAGTCCAGCAGGTCGTATAATGAGTAGGTTTCAGTTATGGGCAGGTAATAGTTTACGATTACGTAAAGATGTAACTAAAATGGCAGCAGATGTGGGATTTAAAAAAGGAACTGAAGAATATAAAAAATATGAGCGTATGTTGGGTGCAGATATGATGATGTTTGCAATGGCATCAATGTTACCTTATAGTATGTTTGATGCTACGTTACCACCTCCATACAATTATTATACAGAGTTTTCTCAAATGTTATATGGTACTCCACAAGAAAAAGAAAGAGCGTTCTTTGGTACGTTACCATATCCGTTAAACGTTACAGGTCTTATAACACCTCCTAGTGCACGTTATATAACACAACCACTTGGTAATTTAATGACGGGTGATTGGGAAAGATTTTGGGATTATCAAATATATACATGGTTTCCATATGGAATGGTAATGAAGACAGGTAATGATATAATTAAATCTCCTATAAAAGCAGTAGATAAATTATCAGGGTTTCCTTTATATAGGTTAAATTACATGTCTCAAGAAAATGACAAAGAGGAAGAATAAGATTTTTTGTAGCGTATATGTAGCGTATTGTACTACATTCATTGGCACAATTGGTATTTCAAAATGGGGAGTTTAGAGTACAAACAGATGCCGAAGTGGTGGAACTGGTAGACACGCAGTCTTGAGGGGTCGTACTCTAAGTACTTGTTTTTAAATACCTTATTCAACAACTAAGTAACCGTGTAGCGGTTATGTAGCAGAATGAGGCTTATATGTACAAGAACAATGGATCCTATTATACAAGCGTACAGCTTAATGGATTAAGATTACAGCGTAGTTTACATACCAAGAACAAAAAAACTGCAAAGGTTAGAGAGCCAAAGGTTCGTAACCTATTATACAATCAGATACTAACAGGTAAAGTTGATCCCAGGAAAAACAATCCTGGTTTAAAAGCTATGGTTGAGTTGTTCTTAAGAAAAAAAAGATTAGATAAAGTGTCTCCTAACACTTATAACACTTATAAATATACCCTAAGACCTTGGGTAAAAAAACAAAGTCTTCCTGAAAATAAAAATACTGCGATGAGTTGGATGAGAATGCTTAATGCATTTTACAATTGGGCTAATAAAGAATTTAAAGATACTGATTTCGAATTATATACTGATATTGGTCAAGCTATTAGGTCAAGAGTATTTACGGGGGGAGAAAAGGGGGGAATCTTGGGGGGATTAGTTGATTGTGGTGTTGTTGTTGAGGTTGGGAGTTTGTGTGATTTTCAGGATTTTGTTAGGTTAGCTTATTATACAGGCTGCAGACGTGCAGAGTTAGCGGGACTTTCTTTTAAGGATATTCACAAAGATAAGATGTTAGTTAGGGGGAAGACAGGTGAGAGATGGGTTAAGTTGAATCCTCAAGCTAGAGGAATATTACAAGAAAGAAATAGTTTATGGGATTATAATTTAGATTGGATATCTAAAACATTTAGCAGATGTATGTTTGCTATGGGGATTGAAGATGCAATATTTCACGACCTTAGAAGGACGTTTGGATATGACCTAATAGTTCAGGGAATGCCAATATACCAAGTTAGTAAACTGTTGGGTCATAGAAGCGTAGTGACCACTGAAAGACACTACGCTCCACTTTTAGCTACCGAAGTAGATGATTTTATACTATGAACGTTTTTTAAATATTGTTAGTATAGTATATTTGTTACCTTTACCACTTTCCCAGATCCAGCTATTAAGCATAACTAATGCTAGGATAAATAATAATGAGAATATAATCATTTGTACTCCTTATTATATATGTTACCCCTGATAAGATGTATATCTCCAGGCATAACTCGTTTGATATTACCTTCTGCAGCACGTTTAGCCCAGCGTGTGATCATTCTTTCTATGTCTTCTTCAAGAAGCTTGTATGCTGTCTCACTTAATTGAACTCCTGCATTTTTAAATATCTTTTTAAATAATGATTTTTTAATTATCATTTTATTTTTCTCCAATTGTTGGTGGAAATACCATTATTTTGCCTGTTTTACTTAGTTTATCTTTAAAATAACTCCAAGGCATAAGAACTTTATTAAAAAATTTATAATGATAATTTGTAACTCCGTCAGTTGCATCGTCTAGTGCTTGGTCATAACCATGTCGATAACCACGTCTATAACAATTTTCTTGTGTTTTATATTCTTCTTTTTCTTTTTTAGTTAATGGTTTCATTAACTCATTGAATGAATACACTTTATCTTTTTTCATTTTGTACTCCTATTAGGCGATAATTTATTTAAATATATAAAAAACATTTTTTCTAACTGAAATGGTTCTACTTCTATAGCACTTGATAACTCGTTTATAAATTGTGACCATTCATCTGCTAATGTTTCTTCATGTTCTTCATATAGTTTATCATCTATATGTTCTTGTTCTGTTGTCATTAATTTTTCCTTTAAATTTTTTAACTTGATAAGTTCTCCTGCAAGATAGACACTCATGTCTAATGCTTCTTCTAAAGCTTCTTGCAGGAAATCTCTTTTATCATCAACGTAAATTGTTTGTCCATATTTTTTAGCACCTAGTTCTATTCTTGCTTTTATATAAGCTTCTATTTCATTATTTATACCTAGTTGCTGCATATTGGACATACCTCTTTCTTTTTTCCATAAGTAGGAAAGTTTTCATAAATAAGAACTGCTCCACCATAGTCTCTTCTATTGTGTTCCCAGCACTTATTGCATAATTTGCAATGTTTAATAAATTTGTCAGCTCGAATAGAGTCCTTATCTTTAAAAGGGTTTTGTTTATATTTTTGTTTTGCCTTATCAGGATTTGAAAAATTCTTTACAAACTCATTTATTATATTAGCCATTATGCCTCTGCTTTATCTTCTAAGTCAAAGTCGTCAAACCATAATGGTTGTTCTTGTTTAATCATATTGATTTTGACATCCTCTGACTCTATACTTAATGACTCTCCAATACTTTTCTTTGTACCTTCAATGAAATCATCCATTGCTTTTGTGTTATTGTCTACAATATAGTCTTTAAACTTTATTGAGACCTCTATCGTGATCCATGAATCCATGTTCTTCTTACTCATAATTATTTAAGTGGGGTGTTTGTCGCCAAACACGCAATATATAATGCTTTAAATATCATCCTATTCATTAACCACAAACCTTATAGGTCCTTTCATATTTGGTTATTAAATAATATTTTTTAAAACTAATTGCAAACACCCCTCTTAAGGTTAATGTTTGATATTCTTTTGAATAAAATGATCAAATGGAACTACTGCGTAAGTAGGTGCATGGTTTCTTGTAAAAACAAGAACAGGTGTTCTATCCTCTGGACAGTTTTTTCCTGCTTGTTCTAGTGCACTCCATATATTTAGTTTTTCTACATTTTTACATTCAAAAGAATAAGGAATTTTTTTTCTGGCAGCAGGAGAGAGGACTATATCTTCTCCTGTCATACCCATTGTTTGTGATTTAATGTCGTCTTCTTCAAGCTTAGGCATAGCTGTTCTGAGTTCGTCTCGTACTAAGTTTTGTAATCTTCTACCTTTAGCTTTTGATGATTTAGCAGACATCAGTCACAAACCCCTGCTTCGCATTTATCAGGACCATTGTAAGTCTCAGGTGATCCCATATTATTAGATTCTTCATAAGGTATAGGAGACTTTGCATGTTCTACCATATTTGCTTCATATGTTTTTAACATAAGTTCTCCAACATGACTTAATGTTTTCCCACCTACTTTAACTAGTAACTTTGCAATTTCAAGGTATGTGTTAACTGGTAACACAGGTTTTACGTGTGTTATATTTTTCATGATATTTTAAGTCTCCTTTCTCTTTTTATACTTGCATACTCTACTCCATCAGAATTTATCTCACTATATTCTATAGCTCCGTTTAGATTTTCCATCATATGTTTTCTAAGTTTTGTTTTATCAACAGATTTTGTGATCTTTACAAACTTTTCAGGAACATCATCTGCATCTTTAACTATTAATTTTCCTGCAGTTTCATAAGTTGTAAATTTTCCAAGGTCTGTTTTTATTGTCATGCCACCTGTTTTAGTAGGTTCTCCTGCATGTTCAACAATATCAACAATTAACTTTTTTACTCTGTCTTTAGCTTTTTGAATTTGAGTTTGTTTTGCTTGTAAATCATTTTTGTACTTAGCAAGAACATCTTTTTCTGCTTTTATGCTGGCTTCTGACATGTCTAATGCTGTTAATACATGTTTTATATTGTTTGTTTTAGCAAGCATTTGTTCTTCAAGTAGTTCTTGCTCGTTTTCTAATGTATTAAAAGCCTCAATAGAGCCATTTGTGCTGCTTGAATTAATTACAGTTAAGTATTTTTCATGCTCTATATCTAAATAACTATTAACCAAACTCCTTACTGTTGGTAAGGAATCTGGTTTGTCTTTTATTTCTTTCATTTTTTCTCCGTTATAAAAGTTATATTTTTAATATTCATATAAAAACTTCCCTCATTAATTGAAGATTGTTTATACACTACTTTATATGTTGTTATAACTTTAAGGTTTTTTACATTTTTTGTATCTACTCCTAAATATTTTAAGAATAAATACGTTAGATTTCTTTTTGCATCATGTTTGTGTATAAATCGTATTTCAACTGGATCTAAACTATTTTCTGCTTCCATGAACATTCCTCTATCATAGTCTTTTTGAAACATTGATATGGTATATTCTTTTAATGTTGGAGTTAGCGTATCATATAAACGACTTAAAAAGTTTGAATTTTTTTCCATTTGCATTGATAATTTTTTATTATTAATTGTCAAAATAAATGGCTTTAATATTTTTTTTATTTTATCGTTTTTAGCAGTAAATATTTTATTATTTTGCTTTACTGATATTGTTTCTATGACTTGTTTATTTATTGATCCGCAATCTATACAAACACATGTTCTGTATGTAAACCCTTTCTTTTTTCGCTTAGTTGCAATTACTTTAAGATTTACGCTACTGCAAATAAGACAATTACTTGTATTAATTGGAGGTATTTCATTTATGCGTTCTGTATTTTTAACTATCGAATCAATTTTAGTATTTAATTGAGTCAATATTGATTGTATTATAGCCACAGCATCTTCCTTTCTTGGCTAGTATTTAAGACCTGCTGGTTCGTTTATTACCTGAGTAAAATTAAAGGTATTAAAATCAAATGTGATTTGAGTGTCAAATGGCTGGTTGTCTCTACTTTTTGAAGAATAGAAATGTCTAGTATTAGATGTTTCTAAACCATCTAAACTCCATACGTGGTCTGCTTTTTGACCGATTGCGGCACTACCCATGCCACTATGTTTATGACGCTTACCATTTGTTTGTCTGACTCTATCTGATTCTGACTTTGGTATGTGTGATATAGCTATTACAATGAGGTTTTGTCTCTGTGCTATTTCACGCAAAGCTGCTATAGTAGTATCAAGTTTAGATTTTTGATCTCCACTATAGTGTTCTGTAGTTACACAATCTAATGTGTCAACAATTAGAACTTGAGGCATTTCTTCTGACGCAATTCGTTTTAATCCCATTACACTTGGTGCATAATCAGTTACTTTTATGTTTTTTAATATATCTCCATATGCTAAAGATCCGTTTGAGTAACTATTATCTATCTCGTGGGATGTTCTTGATTCTGCAATCTGTCTAAATCTTCTCCATAATAAATCATATGAAAACTCTGGACTGATGTACATTGTTTTTAATGGTAGTCTACATACAAAGTTTTGAGTAAAAGCTGTTTTACCCATACCTGTATCTGCTAGAATAACTGCTAATTCTCTAGGACGTACCCAATATTCACGACCAACATTAATAACTTTGTTTAAATCTATTCCTGGGTTTGTTTTACGCTCTTCTATCATTTTACCATACATTTCATGCATCTGATCAGAAGAGTAAACTGGAATTAATGGGTCATTGCCACGTTTCTTACTAGAAAAGTAAATACAACTGTTTTTACAGTTAGCATCCATTAATTCATCAATACAAGTATACTTACGGTCATTGAAGTAGATGTATTTAGTTACTTCTACTGCTTCTGATTCATCAAAACCATCGCTCATCAAAGACCAGTCTTTTGCCATTGCAAGTGCAGCAGAAAAAGGAATGCCATTGCGTCTATAATAAGAAATAATTCGTAATAAAGTATTACGTCTATTGCCAGATGTAGGACCATTTCGATACATTTGTTGTACGCATGGTGCTATCTGGTTTGGAGTAATATGATCATCAGATAACTCTGTTGATCTACTTACTACTTTCTTGTTTTCCTTTAAATTATTGATAATAGGACTCATTATCCTAGTTTTAATTTCAGTAGGAACAATATTTACTTTTCTGAGTATATTTTTTAAAGAACCTTTGTTAGATGCTAATTGATGTATTTCTTTTGCTGTATAATTAAATAACTCATCCATTGTTAGAGGTATTTTTATGAGATTTGTTTTTTTATTAATAGTGTATCCACAACGTATTAATCTTGTTTTATCATAAATATTGTCAGCCAATGGAAAGTGTTTTAATAAAGTATTTTTAACTACTCTTGGTAAGTCTACACCTGGTTCAAATTGGTAGATGTTTGGTAATGTAATATGGTAACCACTACCACTAAACCAAGGTATAACATGTGATTCTGGTATATCCATACCATAACACATATCATTTACAAACTCTTTTGTTTTATCAAGAATTTCTTCGTCTGAACTGTCTCCTCTGTCAATATCTAAAACAATTTGATTGATATATGCTTTACCGTCAAATCCTTTCAAAGTATTATATTTCTTTTGGTGCTCAATTATCTCTTCATCAAAACGATAATAACTAACATATAGTTCTTGATGTTCTTGATTATTTGCTAATTCTATATACTTTGTAATATCAGTGACGGGTATAATGTTTCCTCTGTTGCTAGGTGATCCTAAAGCAACTTCTGTGTATAGTATCATAATTATTCCTTGTAAAATAAAGGGGTACTTAGGGTTGAATTTGAACATGTCAATGTACCCCTTTATCAGCGGGAGCCAATTATCCCATGAACTTTGTTGAATTATCAAAGCTCAAATTTCCTTGGGGTAAATCATCTTTCTGCATCCATGCTTCTTGAGATGAACCATTGCTAACTTGATTAGGTAAAGAATCGCCTGGATCATAATTGTTTGTCCAGCCACCTTTATCTATTCTAGCTCTGTCTTTTAAGAAGTCTTTTTTAATTACTTCTTTTGGAGCATTAACAGGGTAGAAACGATTCCAAGTTGCAAACTTTCCGTCTTTCTTTTTATAGTTTATAAAAGAAACTTCTTTATTTAATAAACTAGTAAGAATTTCTTGAGTTAATTTATTATTAACTAACTCTCCAGCAATTCCTGCAGCTTGAAATAACTTTTGTACTTTGAATGCACCACCCCAGTCAACTACTGACCCAGTGTGATCTTTTCTAAAGTTACCACTAACAGTTACTTTTTTAGGGTATTGTAAACCATCAATAGCAATTTCTAATAAAACTGCTATATCCCATTTAACATCACCGTTTCCAAAATTAACTACTTCATCTGATGTATCAACTGCACTTTTAATTGTGCCTTTGTTATACCAAACATTATCGCCAAGATTGTTTTCGCTCCCTGAGTCACTTCCATTTCCTGTAAAGGATAAATTAGCCATTTAAGACCTCCATAGTTTGTTGTTTATTGTTTGTAGCTCCATTTGTAGAAGGTACTTCTGGAGCTTTTTTTACTTGATTAACTACATTAGACGGCTTTAGTGCTGCCTCTATAATTGTGTTGTAGTCAAATTCAAATACTTTATTGTGTAGATTTGGTATTCTCGAACCAATTGTACGTTCATCATATGCTTCAAATGACAATACTGGTTTTTGAGTTTCTTTATCTACTGTTGAGTAACCAATTGCATCAGCTATAGCAACTAGTTTTTTACCTAAACCTGCAGGTAAAGCAGGGGAAAGTTGTACTTTATTGTCAGTTATCTGAGTTTCTTTACTATGACTAACAAGAACTAATGTTTTACCAGTTCTTTTTACATAGTTTTGAAATTCTGCTACAATATCAAGCGTAATTTCTCTTGCTTTACTCCAACCAGCACCAAATGCTGCATCTCCAAGTTCATCAATCTTTAATTCAGCTTTTACTTGTGCTTCAGCCCAATCATTTAATTTGTCTACTGTATCAATTACAATAGTGTCAAATGGTAGTCCTTCTTCACTATGCATAGCCTGGATAATTTCTCCCATACTATACACTGGCATTGGCTGACCTCTATGCTTTCCATTTCTATATACATATCCACGTTCTGTAGGAGGAACAACTTCTATTTTATCTCTTTGCTTTCTTTTAGGTGGATAAATGGATAATATTGGTACTACATTAGCGTTATCTAAGAAATCTGTACCAAGGTCAGTATCGAGAACTATTGTCCCTTCTGAGCCTATTTTAGACCACTTACTTAGCTGTGTAGTTTTACCTGTTTTTGGTTGTCCGATGACATACCATGTAAGACCAGACATCATTGTTTCTGTGTCTAGTTTTGTTTTGATTATTTCAATCATATCGTCTCCCTATGTAATGGGTTATTGTATTATTGTGTGTACCTATTTCCTAATTTTTGACTAATAAATATGAAAAAAGGCTATATACAAACTGTTAGGAGTTTGTATTGTGTTGTGTTTTTTACAACTATTGGGTTAAGTTGTAATTAGTGTCGCATTTGAGCATCATAGATGGGAAGTTGAACACTAAATTGGTGTTGGATGGACTACTTGAATCAACCAATTTTCTTACTTGATTGTTAATAAATGCACCTGCCATAGATGCACAATAATTAGTTGATCTTGCGTTACAAGGTTCACTATCTCCGTCTTCATCTGAGTACCATTTTGTTAAATAATCTTTTTTAAATAACTCTAAATACGCATTTCTTTTTTCATAGTAATCTTCTATTAATTTTTGTCTTTCAGTGTATGCAATTCCACCATGATTTTCTGCTAAAGCATTTATTTTTTCAGTATAATCATCGAATATTTGTTGTTGATCTGTTTTTGGAATTATTTGCCATTGATACATTTGAAATGTTTCACTTCCCATTCTAGCATCAATAACATATTGATCACATGTTTTAAACTTGTGATTATATTTAAAGTTTGTTACAATTTTTTCTACAATGTCTTTTCTTCCTTCCATGTTATCAATTCCAATTATAACAAAGTATTTTTTTTGATTCTCAAAACTCATTTCTCTAGCTGCTCTATAATCATAATAAAACCTAGTCCGACTCCAAGGATTAAATTTTTGTCTTAACATATCAATTTCACAATTAGGGTTTATAGCATTCATTTGTTTACGCAACATTTTTACTTTACTGTTGCCAATATGAGTTAAATCATAGTGTTGTACACCTATGTTTACAGGATCTACTGTATCTGGATCCCATAACATAAACTTAGTAGCTCCAGCTCTTGCTAAATTCATTGCTGTATAACTACCAATTGCACCACATCCTATAATTTCAAAATAATGATTCTGTAACTGGAATATGTTTTGAAATCTTTGAGTAATCTGGCTCATCTAATTCTCCTAGTTCTTGTTCAACAACAATATCATCTATTGTCGTAATGTCTTCTAAAGTTGGTGGGTTATGAAGTTTAACATCAGTTGATTCTTCATTGTACAATGTAACTGCTTGGTTTATTTCTTTTAATGCTAGCTCGTGTTTAGTGTCGCCAACATTAAAACTTTCTATATTTGTATTTATTACAGATTCTAACTCTGAAAGAAATTCTTCAGTTGTTTCAAATTTATAATCTGATCGTTTTCTTAATGCAGTTTCTAGTTTTTTTACACGTTTTTTTCGTGGTTTAGGTTTGGGGTTAGGTTCATCAAGTTCTTTTTGCAGTTCTAATGCTTCTTGATTCATTTCTTCCATATCATAACCTGAAAATGACTCATTAAATAAATGTTCATCTTCATGTCCATATGGTAAACCATTACTTAAATCATCTTGATTAAAAAGTGGCAAGTTTTCATTATGTCTATAATAACTATTACTAAATTCAACTTTCTTTTCTTTAACAATGTTTTCTTTTATTTCATCTTTTAAATCAAATTCTTTATTACCTGTAAAGATTAAGTCAACATCTGTTTTAATGATTTGTTTTCTACCAAAAGAAGAATCAATAGTTTCTGCAAATATAGCTTCATGTTCTGCTTTATTATTTACAACAATAGCAAATACAGAACCATTTTCTGCAAACTCTTCAATGGTAGCATGATCAGTTCCTGACCAAAAAGCTTTCATTGTATGATGTGAATGCCACCAGCAAAACATAAATTTGCCTTGTTTAATTAACTCTTTATTGTCTTTTATGCAACTTCCTATATATTTAGATATAGCTGTTTTATGTAACGTTGTTGTTGCAGAAGAACAATCTTGTTTAAATATCACTGGTTCTTGCATAGTGCATTTATCATTTTCAATAATAACTGGTGCAAAACCTGATATTTCTGTTTTATATAAATCATATGCTTGTCTGGCATAAGCGACCATTTTATTATAATGGTCTTGATTTAAATGTAGTTTTAAATTTTTCATTCTTCTTCCTCATTTGTCATGTTTGTGGGATCTGATTCATCAATATAAAAAAGTTCATGATCTTTCCAATTAATTATGTATTTAGCATCCATTTTTATAAGCGTATCTATCATTGATACATGCATTGAAGTCATAGTATCAATTTCTTTTCTACATCTGTATAAATGTCTTAATTCATATAAAAGACCTTCGTCTGAATACCATCCATTATTTATACAATCAAAGAATGTTGGATGTGCTTTTAATATTTTTGATAACAAGCTCTTAAACATTAAATAATCTCTATCAATTAATTCTATCTTTTCAGAATCAGGTATTATTTCAGAGTTATTTTGTTTATAAGCATGATGATGTACAGATTCTAAATCCATTGTTTTTTTACATTCTGTAAACACACAAGAACGACATCCTTGCCTTAATGCTTCAATTTCTGAACTTCTTAGATATCCAGTTCTATTTCCTCTTCTTACTTCAGGAACGGCACAATAACTTTCTTTCATCATGCTAGTTGGTGTATTTACTGTAAATCTTTTTACTTTATACTCTTGCATTAAATTACCTGGATTTCGATACGGGTTTGCTAAACCTTGATTGTAAACTGTAGCCCAAGTACTAATAAAAGAGATATATCTAGTAAGATTACCTTCTTTGGTTATTTCTCTAAATTCTTCAGATCTGTCTCCTAAACAACCACTTACAGGACTATTAGAACCTCCACGATTGCCTGTTGTAAACATACAAGCTCCAGAAAACTTAAAAGAACTACTTAACACATCCTCAGTTATCATAGAGCTTAATATTGTATCAAACTGATTTTTATATAACAATTCTAAATCAATATCTACAATAGGTATTTCTATAGTTTGAAGGATAGAGTTAGTATTTAATTTTATATTAAATGGTCTATCATTTGTGTTTTTAGGTATATATTTAATTGTAGGGTCATAATATATATAAAGCTGTATTTTATAAATATTTTTATCTCCTACAACATTATTACCTTCATGATTTATGTTATGTATATATCTGTATTCAACATTTTTTATACCTGGTATTTGTTTTAAGTTGTCAAAAGTAGTTCTAATCTGTTTTGCTATTTGATTTAAAACATCTGTACCTTTCTTTTGTAATTGGTATTTTTGTACATTGTTTTCTATCCATAATAGTGATTTGAATTGTCTACTATTTACAACTTCTTTAACGCTGCTTAGTATTCCAGCAGTTCCTTCTGCAGGTTTACTTTTTAGTTGTTTAATGACTCTATAGTAGTTTTTACTTTTTTGATTAGAGTCAGTATATTGTTTAACTGAGTTAAATCCCATGGTGCGTATGACTGCAGTAACTGCTTTATCATATTTAAACCATGATTTAGTTAGTAACTCACTTAAACTTTTTATGTTTTTGCTTTGCAAGTCTAGCCTCCTCATATTTATCAGCAACAATGTTCATTTGCTTTAATAGTTTATTTGCAACCTTTTTGCTTTTGCCTCCACTTTGTTTATTTTTAGCAATCATTAGGTCCCATTTTTCTTGAAGTGTAAGAGAATCATACTTAGTTTGACGCTCTTCTGCTTCTTGACGTTTCTGCTCTTTTGATTTAGCCATTTGTTTTACCTCCTGTAATCCAGAATACAAACATTATTAATGTTATTGAAGAGAATATTATCATAAACATTCCTAAGCCTAAAAAGAATAGGTTCAGGATCCATTCTGATAAGTTGATTATCATATTATCTAGTATTATCATTATTTCATTTCCTTATTGTTAGTGTAAGACAGCCACGTTGAGGATGCGGGTCCAATATGTGTGGCTGCCTTACTGTTGAGTTTATGTGAGAGCTAGCCCCTAAGAGTGCTACACTCTTTAACCGTGTATGTTTATAGTCTGACAGACCTATCGTCATAGGAACGTTTACTGCCCAGCATTTTCACAGAGTTATGACAGTTAGATATAGTCAATTTTACCTTCTCTGTTCATCGGTGACTCTCACAATTAATTAACCTCCAGTTTTATTTCTCGCTATAAGAGAATAAACATCATCTGGGTTCATATCATCACTCATTGACATAAACTGACTGCTACTATTTTGAACTTCAGTTTGTTCAGGGTCTAGACCTTGTTCTTTAACAAAGTCTCCAACTGTTCTTGCTGAAGTAGTTACTGTAGTAAAACTAGATCCGTCAATTAATGTGGTTACCTCATAAGGGGTAACTGGATCTTCAATGTTATCTACATTAGTTTGAACTTGATTTACATAAGATTCAACTACAGTCTCTTCAGGTGTTGAAAACTCTTCAGTAACATTTGTTACTGGTGTTACTTCAACTGGTTCTTGTGGGATTACTTCTTCTATTTCTTCAATGTTATTATTATCTTGCATGTACATGCTCCTTATTTATGATTACATCATTTAATGCTGATGTTATTATTGGGTTTGATACGCTTTTTTTAATGAAAAGCGACTTATTTTTACCGTTCTTTAAAAA